TATGTGACCGAATCATACTAATGGCTCGCTCAAGTTGTTCTAACTGGCTTAAAACCATACTACCTTCATCATCTAACATATTACCCATAGCAATAGCAATATGATTTTCATTTATGTCAGCGATTGTATTATAATCATCCATGGTCAATACACCTTTATTACGAATCGAGATTAATTTCTCAACAACACGGTGTAAATCCATATCGGTTTTAATATCTTCTCTTGCTAATTCCAATACACGAATCAATAAAGGAATATCCAACACTACTGTGTCTTTTTTATCGACACTTTCATCCAATTCAAAATGTTGATGATCTTTTTTCCATTTCACAAATTCGCCGGATTTGGAATGAGCAATCTTCATATCTTTGGTAACAAATTTTGGATTGATGCCACGGGAATTTAAATACCTGGCAAGCAATTCTGTTTCACTAGCTTCCAATATTGTTTCTTCTGCCATCTTCCGGTCGCTCTTCCATTTTTGGAATAAAGCAGACTTCGCATGAGATATCTTTGTATCCCTAGAAACAAATTTTGGATTGATACCTCTAGAACTTAGATAGTCATTTAGACTACCTGCTTCTGCAATAACGTTTTTTAGTGTTTTGGCTAGATTCATTATTTGACTTTAGTTTTGTCTTGTACAGTTTTAAATGCTTGACGAGCTAAATCTTTTGCACGGGACATTGGAGTATGAACTGCGCCAGATTTATCTTTAACATCTTGTTTCATTGGTTTAAAACCAGAGATACCAGCAATAGTTGCTTCAACTTGAACTTCTTCAGCTTTGATTGAGGATCTTGCTGAAGTTTTTTCTGCACTATTTGTATCAGGAGTTTCAGTTTCTCCTTCTTGTTTGGCTAAAGGTTTAACTCTGGTTTTAAATGATTTGAAACTATTTGATTTACCACCAGGCATACGACCAGCTAATGTGTCTGTGGTAATTGGAGCATTAGAAGCTTCATAAGCTTCTTTTTGTGCACCATAATAAGCACCAAGAGCCATTTTCTTGCGTTCAGCTGTAGACTTACCAGCAAACTTAGGATTATCTGAATGAACAAAGTCATGAATGTAATCACCAGCAGAAGCATCTTTACCTAGAACTTCGTTAATTATTTCATCGAGTTGTTCTTCATCAATTTGTTCAACTTCTTCGTTACGAGCTTTAGCAAGGTTCTTAGGAGCAGAAATAGAATCTTTCTTAGGATCTTTAACATCAGCCATAGTCAATGGTGTGTCACCTTTAGCTTTACGGAGATAAGCTGGTACATCAGATTTACGAACCGTTTCCAAAAGTTTTTCGGTAAACTCACGACCTTCTTTAACTTTCTTTTTACCACGGAGAATTTTAAAATCCTGAGCATCAATTTTATTGTTGTGATTGGCATCAATTCTATCTTGATTGCCTTTCAATTCTTCTTTCATCTCTTTGTCTTTAGGACCTTTGAGATCGTCAACAGGAGATTTAGTCTGGTCTTTCTTTGCTTTAGCAGAATTACCATAACTACTACCATACACTCTTACGCCTGTAGGTGTAGGTTCTTTGATTGGTGCGCCAGCTTCATTAAGAAGTTGATCCTTTTGTTCTACAGGTTGTTCACCTAGAACTTTATTAACTGCATCAATCATTGACTGGCTTACTTTACTTTTTCCAAACATTTTAATCTCCGTTTTTTTTCTTTTTCTTAATTATTTCAGAAACTCTGATTTTATTATCATTGGGTGTAACTAAAGGTTCTTTATTACTAGCACCATTCAATACTCCACCTACTCCCATATCACTAGCACCCGGATCATCTATTGCTTCTTTAACTTTTCTAAATGAACCAAATGATTTCTGTTCAGAATAAGTTTGATTTCCTAAACCTGCTGTTACACCAGGAACTCGAGAATTGTATGTATCACCAATACCTGTTCCTTGATTTACAGACCTACTCATTGAAACATTAAAAATTTTACCTTTTTGAGCTTTTACTTTTTCTTTGTCTTTTTGGAAGTTGGGCTCTCTGGCTTGGGGGAGGACTTGGACTTTGGGGCTGCCTTTTTGGCCGGAGCTTTCACCGGTGCCTTCGGTGTATCCTCTTGGATCATAGCCGGAGGTGTACTTAATGTCTCCGTCTGTGACTGAATCGACTTTTCCAATTTTTCGCTGGAGCTGTTGGCCTGGAGCGTTTTCTTGAATAGACCTAAAATTGCTTTTAACATTTTTGTTTTCCTTAAATAATGAATCAATATTCAATTTACTTCTACGATTCAACCAATCTTCGGCCGTTTCTCCTAACATACCAGAATCTAAGAATCCAGTTGTTTTTTCATACACCAAATGAATATCTTTTTCTTTGGTATCTAGGTTGCCAGTATTGTCAAAGGTAACACAGTCGGCAAATGATTCTTGGAAATATTTAGTATTTTGCTGAGATTTTAACCATTTGTCGTGGCGAACCGATTCAACCATCATTCTGGACAATAAAGAGTTTCTTTCTTTACTGGTTTCATTCGTAGTTTCAACAAAAATCATCATTGTTTCGTAACCAAGTTCTTCTAATTCTTCTTTGATGTAAGCAATTCTATTTTGGTCATCAGCAGGTCCATTAATAATCAAGGGACCACGATTACGAATACCTTCTTTACGGAAATCACTAGTTTTTTCAGATAACTTTTGTTTGTCACTCAAATATTCTTGTGCTTGGATAAAGTTTAACTCAACAATTTTAGATTCAGCAATGGCTTCACGGATAACAATATCTTTACCAGAACCTGGACCACCGGTCACAAAGATTGCTTTGAATTGGCCACGATTATAAGACTCATGTAATCCCATACCTTTACGAGTATCATTCATCAGCTCTTTAGCATGAGTGTCAGACACATGAGCAGGAACACCTTTACGGAACTCAGCAAAGTTTTTACTTTTTGCATGTTCCCTCATCTTGGTACCAGACATACCTTCTGAACCTTCGGCATCAGGATCTCTTTGACCAGCAGAATGAACTGTAATCTTTTTAAAATGATAAGGTACACGACCTTCTTTATTGGGTTTACCATTGTATTTGTTAAGAGCATCTCTGTACTCTTTAACACGGTCAGAACCGGCAACTACATGAAGATGAGTTACACCAGATTTATGTAACTTTTCCGCATGGTGAAAAATGGAGGGATGTTCTTTATTAGATGATTCAATATTAGTACCGGGAGAATATCTTTTAAGATGTTTAATCTTTTGTTCACCAGATAATGGATTCTTTTTGGAATCTTGTGTGTGCGATACAATAACGTGATGTGAACCACCAACTTTAGCAGCAACCTCTTTAACCTTATCAATAACTTTAAGGTGTCCTGTTGTAGGAGGATTCATGCGACCAAAAGTCATCGTGGCATGTTTACCAGATTCTTTTGCTTCGGATAATTCTAAAAATGATTTCATTAATTTTTATGACCTAGGGTTTTTTTAAATTTGTGTAAATCTTCATCTTTATCTAAATCGACATGACTTTTATTTAAACCTTTGACGCCATCTGGATGAAAAGCAACTGTACGAGCATTTTTATTACCTTTTTGTTTTTCTCTAATTCTCCATTTACCTTGGCCGGAAATAGAAGGAAGACCATGGCCAGTTTCATCTTTTTGGCCAACTTTATAGGTTCCATGACCTCCAACTTGTAGTACATGAACATGGTGGTCTTTTAGGTATCCTTCAGCAGGATGTAAATTTGGATGTTTTATTTCGATTGTTTTAGCACGACCAGAACTTGTTTGGGGTTCTTTTTCTGGATCAGGATGATGTTTGTTCATGTGTTTGAGAATGCCAGATTTTTCTATGTGTTTAGCATATTCAGGCCTCTTTGCTTTTTGTGTATCTTTGATGTGCCAACCTTTTTCTTTTGTATGATGAATAGTAAGTTGACCCATTGCAGCAGTAGTACCATTTTTAGTTTCACCATTGAGTAAATGTCCCGAAACTGTACCGGCAACAAAATGTCCTTTTTTCTTATGTTCGACCGCAAAGTCAGTACCGCTAGAAGAACCTGCACCTGAAAGATGCTGTGGCATGATTCCGTGGTGCTTCATTCTATCAACAAACTTGGATTCGTATTCATGTCCTTTGTTTTTAGGAGCTTCTCCTGGTTTATGTAATTTTGAAATAGGAATTACATGATGATTACCAGTTTCATCTTCAGCATGAACATGGATTTTACCGTTAATGTGTTCAACTTTGTGTAACTTGACAGAAGATCCTGCAGGAATATCGTCATGTTCTTTGGCCAATACATGAGTATGTGTCTTAGATCCAATATGTGGATCAATATATTTTTTTTGGTGTTCTTCACCAGTTTTACCTGATGCCGTTAAAGTGCCACGGCCTTGTTCTTCTTTCAAATAAACACGAAACAATTTCATTTTCTTACCTTCAATAAATTCTGTTTAGCAAACTCAGCACGATTAACCAATTTAGTCGGTTGATTTTCGTGATGAACTACAAAACCTTCAGGTTTAGATTTTTTACCAGCAATATGATGTTGGTAATGTCCTTCATGTGTTTCTAGTGATTTAACCAAAGCATTCTTGGCTTGATGTAAATGATGATGCATTGAAAACAAATTTCCATAATGTGCTTTATTTTTTTCAATATGAGTAACTTGAGATTTGCCTTCACCAGTATGTGTAGCTTTTGCTTTATCAGTAGAAACTCTGGCAGCTTTTGCATCATAATGCGATTCTATATGTGATTTGAAATCTTTAACATTTGGAATTTCATCATGTCTTACTGTTTTGTTTATATATGTTGCTAGGTGGCCATGTTCTCCGCTATGTTTATGGTGAACAGCATCATACATTTTATGTCCATGTGTATCATGGATGTCTTTAGCTGCGGCCATGTGTTTTTGAAAAGTCTTTTCATTTTCAGCAGAATGTTTCACTTTGCTTGTGTCGTGTTCAGCACCATGTATGTGAACATCCGGATGCTCTTTAAACTTACTCATATCAACATGAGGAGTATTATGCTTTAAATCATCGTGATATTGTGTGTGAACTACAACACCAACTTTAGACTTTTTTGCTTTTTCAGCTTCTTTACCTTTGGCGGTATAAGTAATTGTATTCGGAGTAAATGAAACATCACCTTTGGCTTCTACAATATAACTTTCATGCAAAGTCTTAGTATCAACATGGTGCATTAAGTCGCCTTGAAATACACCAGTTTTTGGTGTTACTTTAGGTAAATGTTTGAGTGCGTGTTTTAGAGTATGTGCTAGGCCAGGAGAATGGCCGTGGTTTTTATCAATATCTTTTTCTGTATGATTAATCTTTGGATTCTTATTGAAGGCAGATTTGGTTGCTACAAAAAACTTACCGTTCTTAGGATGGTGGCCAAAAACAATAGATGGAGAACCATCGTATTTCATCGTCAAATTTGTATTTTTGTGTCCTCCAGTCATATGAGCATGAGCTTTCATTAAAGCTTCATGTGCATGTTCAAATCCAGCATGGCCGTGCATCAACGGCCTATCTTCAGCGTGATGGATATGCTTAAGCTCACCGCCTTCGCTAGCTTCTTCTTTTAAGAATGATAAAAACTTCTGCATTATTTTCCCTTCAGATTGCAACACACTTTGGTTGCCAGTTCCTTATTTATACAACATCCAACCTTTCTGGTCGTAACCATAGAAAGATTGGCTTAGATACATAGTCAACGAATTGTTGGATTTATATAAGCGTATCCAATGTTTGGAATAGGTTGTATTTGGGTGTATACCCTAGGGATTTGAGTTTTGAGATGTCCAGTACCATGTTTTTTGTTTGGACTGTTTTATGAAATTGAGGAATTTCCATGGTTCCAAATTTTGATGTGGAATTGACTTTAGATTTTACATAATCCAAAGCTTGTTTGATGAACACCTTTTCACCATTACCAATGTTATAGATTTCATTTATGTTTCCTTTTTCTATAATAAGATTAATGGCTTGTACTACATCGTCAACATGAATGTAATCACGATAAAAGATACCGCCTTCGTAAAGACTAATATCTTCATTATTTACTACTTGTTTAATCATGTATTGTAGTGCGTTTTTCTTCTTGGATACTTTATAGTCACTTTTACCCAAGACATTGGCTAAACGGAGAATTCGGTATTTAATATTAAAGGTTTCACAATATGAAATTAATAGTTGTTCTGCGGTACGTTTGGTAATTGAATAGAAACCTCTAGGGTTACAGTATGAATCTTCTTTGGCTGGTAATTCCACATCTCCATAAACGAACCAGGAACTAATAAAATTAAAAGTTACATTCTTGTCCTTACAAGATTCTAAAGTCTTAACCAAAGTCGTTAGGTTTGTTTCAATGTCTAGGTGTGGATTGGTGTGAACATTATAGTTGTCAACAGTAGAGATGAAATATACCACTTCTGAATTATCTTTTACGATATAATCATACTTGGCATTAATTTCCACATTTTCTGTAAGTTCACGATAACGGCTTCCTACGAAACCATTACCACCTAGGACATTAATTAATCGTTCCACTTTTTACATACTTTCTCAATGTAGTTTAGAATGTTCTCATTCCATAATGGTGAACAACCAACAAAAAATACATTACTCAATGCTTTATTGGAGTTTGGATAATTTTTATAGTTATCTAGGTGTTCATAACCAGGATGAATTAAAATATTTCCACTAAAATAGTTTCTTGTTTGAATCTTGTTGGCTTCAAAATGTGACACCAATAACTCTTTAACTTCTTGAGATTCACAATAAATTGGAACACCAAACCAAGAAGGATCACCTTTTGGTAAAGAGTTAATAACTTTTGCTTCTTTGATGTTATCTTCAATGAATTTTTGAACTTTGTTTTTATATTCACGGCGTTTCTCATCAATATATTCAAACTTTTTTAACTGTTCAATACCAATAGCGCCTTGCAGGTCGAGTGGTTTTAAATTGTAACCCATGTTTGTAAACACATATTTGTGGTCAACAACACCATCGTAGTTATTCAGCCATGTATCAAAACGATTACCGCAAGTGCCACACTCTAATAAATTATTAGCTCCAACACAATAACAATCACGACCCCACCAGGATACAGAACGCATAATGTTGATTAATCCATCATCGTTAGTGGAAATCATACCACCTTCACCAGTTGAAATGTGATGTGCAGGATAAAATGAAGTGGACCAACAGTAGTAATAATCTGTCAACATCTTACCATCGTAGTTTGAACCCAGTGAATCACAGTTATCACCAATCAATAGAATGCCATGTTTGGTACAGATATCACGCAATACGTCCATGTCAGGAGGATTACCAAGAACAGGAGATACAAAGATACCTTTAGTTCGTGGTGTAAGCTTTTCTTCAATCTTGGTCAAATCGAAATTCAAAGTATCCAATTCAATATCAATGAATACTGCCTTTAATCCATTTTGAACAATTGGAGCAATCGTTGTTGGAAATCCTACAGGCGAAACAATAATTTCATCATTTGCTTGCCATTTAAAATAATGTTTCAATGCAGTAATCATTACAAGATTAGCAGAACTACCAGAATTCACCATGTGTGAATTTTTTACATTAAACTTTTTACTAAATTTATTTTGAAACTGAGCAACTTTTTCACCTGATGTGATCCATTTACCATTAACTAGCGTATCGATGGCAGCGAACATTTCATTTTCGTCCCAAAGTTGACCAGAATACTGAACAAAGTCGCCTTCTTTATAGTTGTCATAGTTCTTGGCATAACTTGGTCTATTCAAAGATAAAGCCTTAATCATTTCGAGTTTGTCGATCATAAATCTTTCATGTTTAAAAATACATCGTTAAAGTTGTTTCGTTTGGTAATAATACGTTCTTTAATCTCTTTAAAGAAGTTCCATGCCAGAGGTACAAATAGTATTTTATCATCTTCCGTAAAGTTTTTCAATACATCCGAACCAACTATACCAACAGAAGAACCTGGTGTATAAAGTCCTTGCTTCAATGGATTGTCATCAATAATTATATCAAATAGCACCTTTGAGAAATTTAAGAAAGTATTGGCTTTCGCTGCAGCACCATAACCCACCACTTTATAACCTTGGCTTCTCCAGTATTCTACTTTCTCTTTAAATTTATCAACCATTTCAATACAGTTTTGTGTGTATTTGACATAAGTTTTTCTATCATATAAACCAGCAGTATTTTCCATACCAATCAAATTGTTTACTCTTGCATATTGTTTCTTGTTAGCACTAATAATAAAAATATAACTCGTTCCATGAATTGGGGTTTTAACTACATCAATTAACTCTAAATTGGCTCGTATACACAACAACGACATTGAGAGAATATTATAGAATGAAATGTGTTCGTGGTAAATTGTATCAAACTCATTATTCATAATCATATCAGATTGTGATGTTTGAATAAAAATTAATCCACCTTGTTTTAAATTTCGTTTACAATTCTTTAAGAACTCTAGTGGATTTGGATTGTGTGCAAAAGCGTTTTGAATTGTAATGATATCTACAGGTTGTTCATAATTTTTATCAAAGTAACCACACTTTACATTATGGTTCTGTGAAGAAGTTGGATAAAGATTTTCTGCTGGATCAACTCCATAAGTTCTTAAACCACGGGATCTGAAAGCATTTAATTGTGAACCATCATTACAGCCAATATCTAAAACGGAATCAGGATTATGACCGAATGTTTCAATACAGAAATCGGCATACCATTCCATATATTCGACATATGTTTTAGTTGTTCCACTTACATACAAATAATTCTTATAGATTAAATCTGGATTAACAATGTGTGAGAGTTGAACATGACAACAATAATTACAACGATTGATCTTTAGTGGATAAGAAGCTTCTGATTCATCTTTAGTTTTTTTGTATGAGTTTGCTAAAGGTTGGTCATTTAAGTCTAATACAGGAAGCAAGTGATCGTGGCCACAAGCCAAACACTCTTTAATTTCAGTTAAATCCATTATCTGCCTTCATAAAAATTCTTATAATTGTGTACCATGTCATAATGATTCTTCATTTCATTTAAATCTAAATTTGGATTTTCTGGCCAAATATTATGCAATCTTGGATTAACATTGTATTTAGCTCCAGCAAGGAAGAAAT